ATAGAGCTCGAGCTCTGCCACCGCCGGGTAAAACTAATAGAAAAGAAGTACAGCGCTACGCTTGTACATTCTTTAACACAATCAGAAATCAAATACATTTTCTTAAACTACGTCTGGTATAACTACGCACAGACACATCCTTATCTTGCTCACCTTCTAGACGGTGACGATGCGCAGTATCCTCTGGTTTATATCTCTTAGGAAACACTTGACGTCTCGCATTTAGAAGCATCTGTTCCCATCCATGTTGACTCACTTGATCCCAAAAGTTACGCCTTGGTTGTCGTTGGTGTACAACCGAATTCCGTATCGCTTGAAGATAGTCATCGTGCGCACGACGGATTTGCCTTCTTGTGTGAACCATTAGTTCGTAGACTCCACGTCAGCAGCAATTGTAACAGTCAAAGGTTGTCTTTGCACTGGATAACGTAGACCGACAGGAAGTTCCTTGAACTCGACAAGGTAGTTCAGCTTCACAACAATCTTGTACTTAAGATCGTCACCAGAACTAGTAGCACTGTTTAGACGAACTGTATCATTCACAGGCTTCACACGAATCAATAGTTTCTCCGGAAGTAGAGGGTTTGTGTTAGTAGCCGTCCAATTCTCAACTGATGAATCCAAACGAATTTCTCCTGTGTGTTGACCAGTACGGTATTCTCCAGAAATGACACACTTGGATACACCATTGTTTGCCACCATGTTCGTATTCTCAAAATTGTCTATCAAGGCAGTCGAGTTGATGTTCTCAGCATTGATGGTGTCATCAGGATGTTCTCCTGCAACTTCAACTTTTCCAGTTCCAGTGATAGCAAGAGCACGGCGATCGAGATAGTGGTACATTGTGTTTGGCCACAGCTGCATATCGTCGTTACTAGCCAGTGTATTTGGCTGGTCATCGTTGTAGAAGAGTCGGTATACCCACAAAGGTTCTGTAGATAAGTTCTCCACAAACACATTGTACTGGCACGATACCACATGATAGTAGTTGTATAGTCCGGAGTAGTAGTTAAACCACCGGGCCGATTGCAACGTTCCATCAGCGCTCTCAGGAGTAATGTTTGTAACACCAGCACCAGCGTTAATGCCAACAACAGAATTGGCTTGCGAACAATCGTATGGTGAGGTCAGACGAAAGATATGATCTCTCGAATAGTAGTCTGCAATACCCGCGTATCGCGTTTCAACATACGGCAGACTCGCGAACGTATAGTCTGGTGGTCCTCTGAACACGACATAGGGATTATCGATTGGAGTCTCTCGAAGACCGGCTTGGTTACCAGACCCGTCACCTTCACCACTTCCATTTCCGTTCATAGTATTCTGGAAGTTGACTTGTGCGTTATCAGTCGAATTCGGCAATGATGGTTCTCCAGGTGATTGACCATCTTTTTTATCGTCCCAATGTTTTCCTCGAAGACGCTTTCCTGGTGGTCCTACTAATCCAGCTTTTGCTGCATTACGTTTTATACCAAAGTACAGTTTTCCTAGCGCTCCACCGTAATCGTTAAATGAGAATTCTTGATATGCTCGTTCATCGTCTTTTCCATATTGTGTATATGGATTGAATCCTTTTTTTTCCAAGAAATCATAAGCAATATCATGTGCTAAAGCAACTCTGTCATTCTCGTTATTTGATTCTCCCTTGTCAAGTTTGTTTCCTGGTCCTAGATACTTGTATCCTGGCAGTGTTAAGTCCCACATCGTCTTTTACTTACTGACTCGAGTGAGGCGAAGTGTTCGTTCCGTAGTAGTGATCCTTGATGATCTGCTGGTATTCCTTGGCAGTCTTCAACGACTCTCCAGTGGGAATGTCACGAGTGTAATCCCACGACATGAAGAGTTTGGTTGGATCTTGATTTCCCACGCGTTTCAAGCCGTTCAGTTCGTACTTCGACAGAAGCTTCAGTCCGAGTATCTGCAAAAGAACACGAACGTTCACTTCATAGAAGCGACGACGCAGAGCCGTTAGATTTTCATTGCGTCCTGGCATGTCTTCCGGAATCACATCGTTGATGGTGAAGTTGGAAGAGACCAAGACAGTGGTACGAGCCAGTTGCGGCGTCTTGTACTTTTGGTCAACTGGGAAACCAGCTTCGTCACAGATGGTCTTTAGGAACTGGACTCCCAACTTTTCAACCGTCGTGTGATCGACATCTTGAAGAAGCATGTGCGTGTGCACTTTTGGCTGGTACAAGTCGAAGAAACGGTTGTCCAGATTCTTGTTGTAATACGCAGGATAGATGACCTGCAAGATGGCAGACTTGCCAGAACCAGGAGTACCAGTAAGCCAGATGTGAGGGTCACCGTTGCTCTTGAAAAAGTCACGACGCTGTGAGATCATAGCTTTCAGCTTTTCTCCATAGGTCAAGTAGTTTCGAGGAAACTTGGTGAAGGCTTCCTCTTCGCGTCCTTCTTCGATCATGCCTCGCATCTCCTTGATGACATCGTCAAGTTTTCTCTTCTTTTCCTCTGGCGATCTCTTGGTCACTTGAGCAGAGATATTGGGTTTGTCAGCAGGTAGAGTGCCGTACTCATACAGCTTGAAGTCCTCGTTGATTTTCGTTTTTGACTTGGTGTGATGATCGATCCAGCCTTGGATAGGCAGATCACGGTTACGTGGAACAAGGTAATAGCCATTGCCTTGCTTGATTTGAAGATTCTTCAGCACGGAGTTCTTCGAGACGCGGTTATTGTACACCAGAGCTACGTGCACGTGCTTGATGAGGTAGTCCGTTTGGTAAGGACGATCACCGATCTCTACTCCACCGACGAGGCAGTATTGGAACTTTCCTTGGTCAACTTCGCTCTTGACATTGAGAAGGAGAGCCTCGAGATCTTCATCGGTAGGTACATTGAAGCGTGCGTCCCACTGACGGTCCATAGTGTGGAAAGGAACAAGAGGGGCCATGGTTGTTGGAGAGAAGAGAAGTTTTTATTTGCCGGTAAGATTGGAAATGAGCTAACGGACTTTTGTGAATGTCTTTGTTCGTATAGAGGAGTGTCTCTGTAATAGAACATAGAAAAATTTCTAAATAGAATGATGGTACTTGAACATGAATACAAATGTTTCTTACCGCGGTTAGAAATATGGAACGTTACCTCCTAGAGGTACGTTGAGATCTTTTACCTTGCGGCAGGAATCTGCCATGGCGCACGAACAACACCATAACATCGTGACGGAACTCGTCGAGAGTTTTATCGTCGAAGAGAACAAGGCGCTCCATGACAAGCTACGTACGGCCTTGAACGAAGCGCAGGCGTTGCGTCTACGCCTTACTCGCCTGAACACGTTGTACAACATGGCGGGAGGACTGAACGGTCGCATGCAGCAAGAGCTGCGAGATTTGCATGCAGCGATTGAGATGATGGATCTGATCGCGAGGGAATATTTCATCAATAACGCGGAGGCCCGTGCGCGTTGGGCCCCGTACTGTGCGTTCGAAGATGACGAGTTTCATCATTTGATTGCGGAAGCGAATGCTGGATTTCCGTCGGACTTGGCCATCGTGATGGAGCCAACCCAAGAAGATGAAGATGATCGTGACTCGGTCATCGACATCTTGGAGCTGACGGAAAAGGAAATGCGCGATTTCATGGATGTGTAACTACATAATACATGTCTCATTTCATCTGAATGATTGTTGTTTGTCTTAAGAATGATTGTATGAATAGTGTGAAAGAAGGTACAAGCGTAGCGCTGTACTTCTTTTCTATTAGTTTTACCCGGCGGTGGCAGAGCTCGAGCTCTAT